TACGACAGAATAAATCATCAGTGATTTGCCTGATGCTGTGGGACTTATCAATAATTTTCGATTATGCCTTAGTGCATCATATACTCCCTCAATTTGATAATCCCTAGGAGTATGTGAGCATATGGAATTCATGTAATCCTTTACACCTTCTTTTGAAATAAAATCATTTACTTCAAAAGGTAAACCATAAAATTTATTATCTTCAAATTTATATTCATAATTATAATTTTTACAAAAAGATATTAGTTTATCTAAAAGACCAACATATAGTTGCTTCTTCCTCATATCGAATAGATGTATTTCCCCATTCCAATTTCTACCCCTATATTGGGGCATGAACTTTGCATTTGGAACTTCAAATTTAAAATAATCTCTTAATTCATATTCAATATGAGGTTCACATTTTATATTTAAAAAAACCTCGTTTGATTTTTGAATTAGTAGATCAAAATTATTAACCATAACCTGCCTGGAATTTTAAGAAATCAATAGCATTTTTAATTTGATAAGTTCGATTATGAATGTTTTTTAAAATACTTTCTAAGTAACTTAAAACTGTCTCATAATATTCTACTTTCAAATTACTTTGAGATAATCTCTCATCTGCATCTAAGTATTTTTGCAAAGTCTCTTTATCTCTTATTTTTTTAAAAAAAGGATCTTCTAAGTAAACATCTGGATCTGCTTTACCAGTAAAATATTCATACCTTTCATGGCGAATATTTTTTTGTTGTTGTTCTGCTTTCTTTTTTAGTAAGATTACGTTATTGTAAATCTCATAGTATTTAGCATGTAAGATAGGAACCTTTGTTGATTCATTATGTAAATTATCCATATCAATGTGAGCATCTTTTTCCCACATTTTTTGAATTTCTTCAAGATCAAAAATCATAGTCTATTTCCTTTAGTGTCAAGTATATTATAGATTGTGTATTTAAAAGATACCTCAGCAGTAAAATATTCGGTATCTGGATTTGTTGCATCAAATGTTAAATCTGACAAGTTGTAAGGGAACATGTCTTTAAAAACAACTTCAAATTGTGTGTTCTGATAGCTGTTCAGAACTTCTAGAGTTCCATCAGAATATATATTCATCGAATCACTATCAAATCCTACCTGCGATTCATCATGCCTTTGTAGATTGTAAATCTCACTTAATGATTCTGGATAACCAAGTCCACGCATCCAATTTTGTATTTGCATATAATTCTCTAGATTTTCATCTACAATAAAACGCAAATTAAAATCATCAAAAACTAATTTATCTCCAGGTATATCTACATTTTTTAAATATGTTGGTTGTTCAGCTACACCTAAACTAATTCCTGGTATATTTGCGGAGTTTGCAAAAAATGATACTTTACGTGCTCTATTCAAAGTAAATTTAAATCCAATAGAAGAAAGAAAATTTCTATTTGATATTTGATTTGAATATGCCGTTTTTGTTCTGTTGACTGCCATATTTAAATTTTATCTGATAGTGTATGTATAAAATAATCACCAATCATGGAATAATATTCTTTTAATGGGTGGTAACTATATGGATTTACTAAATTATTATTGATCAAATATTCAAATCCAGATTTATAAGTCCATTGTCCTGGTTTGGATTTGTGATCCCTTTCAATTAATCTTGATAAAGACAAGTAATCATTATTATCTTTATGAAGAATAAAATTATTAAAGTTTATCTTATACCTAAAAGGATTGAAAGTATCAAACCAAAAATTCTTTACACCAATTAATTTAAAATATTGGTTATAAAATGCCATGTTGGACTCAAGAGATCGTAATCTTTCATTTTCATCATACGAATATCTTTTTAATGTAAGAGCAAGACGATCTTTATCTTGTTTAAAACCAGCAAAATCTTCTTCGGCATGTTCTAAAAATATTTTTTCATAATCTCTGTTTTCTCTAACCCAAAAATCATATCTATTCAGGGAAGTTGTACCCCATAATATAAATATTTTTCTTTTTTGGTTATAAAATTCTTTAAATTTTTTAGATATAAAAAATTTTTTTGCCACTCTAAATTGCCTATCATTACTACTTCCATATTCAGCAAAATTTATGTGCTCAAAATCAAAATGTTGAACAACTTTTTTTCTCCAACCATTTTCCCAACAAATCCTTGGATCATGCTGTATTTTTTCATATTCTTTTCTACTCATCCCTGGAACATATCCAGATCCTTCACCATAAGTCCAACTACATCCAAAAGTTAGTAATACTGGTTTATCCATAATCAAATCAGTTTATAATACTTATTTATTAACAATCATTAAAAGCACTTCCAACTTCTGATCCAACTTCCGATCCAATTTTTTGTCCTAAAAGAAGTGCCCATCCAGATGCTAACCACCCAATATAAGGAATATTGGCGACTGCAGGAATAAGAACACCAGCAGCAACACTAGTTCCTGCCATCGCACCTTGTGATCGTGCTCCAGCGTCCGCCACTATGCACTCTATGTCTTCCGCAGACTTTCCCTCGCCATCTACAGCGGCACCTCCTTGCAGGTTTCTATATCCCTCTGCAGTATACTCATCTCTACGATATTCATTTCTCTTCTCGGATCCTCCCCCAAATAAACCTTTCTTTGTTCTATCAACGTTTAAAGATCTTTCCGTAGATAGTACTTTCGGATCATTTGATTTATATTCTATTTTATATCCATCCTTACCAACCTCTACTTTATAAGTCGTATAGTCTCCAACAGGAAGATTAACGACTGGTAATTGTGTCCTTGACATTATATGACCTAACATTCCAATATGTGCAATACCAACTATTGCACCTAAGGTTAGACCAAACCATCTCATGGTTATTTTTTTAAAGTATAGATTTATTTAGATAAAAAAAGACCTCCTTTCGGAGGTCTTGGTAAAAAATTGTGAATCCTTTGGATCACATGAGGTTCTTGATTTGAACTCTTCTGTAGTAACGGTTAGCGTTAACCTTGAGGCGTCCAAGACCCTTGTCGAGACCTTCTGCGAATGGATTAGCAACGATCCCGTAACGGGTCTTAAAGCCAATCTTAGGCTGGAAGGTGTTCTCTCCAACAGCACGTACCATCTGCAGAGGAACGTATGGGCAATAGAACAGACCTGCGTCATAAGGTGAAGAACCCTTATAACCAACAACGTAGTACTGGTTAGGTGATACGTTTGCCGAATAAGGATCGATATATACGCGATACTTACCAAGCAGAACACCAGCGAAGGTGTTACCAGTGTCATCAACGTTCAGGTTAGCGTTGAGTGCAGGGGTGTAATCCAGTACACCTGCCATTGACAGTGCCGAAGCAACGTCAGCAGAGCACATAACTACGTTGCCCTTTCCTCTACGAGTGCGCTGTGCAATTGCGTTAGCGTCACGCTCGATTTGGAACAGGAGACCCTTGAACTTCTCAACTGACCAACGACCGTTTGAGTCGATGTCGAGGTCGAATACGCCTTGGGTTGCGGTGTTTGCTGCAGCGCCTTGCTCAGCAACCTTATAGATGGTTCTGATGACTTCGCGGTTGATTTCAGCAAGAATCTCGCTTGAGAGAATATTAGCGAGTTCTGCTTCTGCGTTCAGACCGTGAATCGCCTTCAGGTCCTGAGCAAGCTCAAGGCTGTATTCTGCCTTCAGTGCTCTTGACTTTGCTTCAACAAGAACCTTCTCGATTGAGAATGCCATCTCGTTGAACTGGTTGCCATCACCATTACCCAGGTTCTCAGCATCACCAGTTACCATACCTTGTCCAAGGTTGTAAGCGGTAGATGATGCGGTTCCTACAGGGTTCAGGAGACCAGGGTTGCTGCCTGCTTGTGCAGTAGTACCCATACCAGCAACACCATCGGTAAATCCGTTGCTGTTGTTGAGACCATTAGGTTGACCAGAGAATGCAGTATCGACTTCATCGAAGAAGGTTTCTGCACCGTTCTGATCGGTGTAGCGTGAACGCATTGCGAAGATTAGTCCAGTAGGACCGCTCATTGGTTGAACGCCAGCCAGGTCATATGCGACAAGGTTAGGCATTGCACGTCTGATCAGGGAGATCAGAACGGGATCAAAACCAGCAACAGGACCGCCAGCAGCAGCGTCAC